CAGCGTGAGCGTCTTTGCGAGCCCGGTGTCTCCGGGGGGCGTGGCGGCGCCCACCGTGATGGTGATGGCGTCCCACTGCGCGACATCCTCGCTATAGGGGGCGAGGTTGGTCGCCGCGCCTTCGATGAGGAGGGCGCTGCCGTTGATCCGGGGGACGTCGATGGCGTGGGCGGTCAGGTCCAGCCAAGCCGCCGACGCCCGGCTGAACGCCGCCGGCGCCTGGATCGCGCCGGCCTGGAAGAGGGGCGTGATCCCGGCGGACACCGGCACGGATCGCAACGCGGCTTGTGCCAGCATCAGCCCACCCCTCCGACATGCGCGGCGATCAGGTCGGTGCCGTCGTGCGTCAGCGTCACAAGGTCGAACGCCCCGGCCCCCGTCCGCCATGGGGGCGCGGCGCCGCCGAGCCACTTCGCCGCCGTGGCATCGGCCTGCGCGAAGGTCGGTGCGCGGCTGCCGGTGGCGTCCTGGATCAACTTGAGCGTGATTGAATACCCGCGCCCGGCCGGCGGATCGGGCAGCGTGAACGCGGTGTCGTCGGTCAGGGTCAGGCGCCGAAACTCGCCGTCGCCCAGGTCCACGGTGTGCGACGCACCGACGCTGGCGGCGCCGACGATGAAACGACCGACGGTGTAGTCGACCGTGGCGAGGCGCACACTATCGCCCGGCTGCACGGCGCTGTCGGCCGTCAGGCCCTGCACGGCGGTGGCGTAGTCCGCCGCCTGCGTCGTCGCGGCGGAGCCCAGATCCAGAAGGGTGCGCCCGCCGGCGGCATCGGCGGCGGCCATGAGGGATTGGCCCCACACAGACATGGCGCTTCCGGCCACGACCAGGGCGCCGCCGACGGACACGGTGCCGGTGATGGTCAGGCTGGCGACGGTGATGTCGTCGCCCGGGCCGACGCCATCGCCCGCCCCTCCACCGCCGGAGACGGTGGCCATCCAGGCCGACAGCGCGGCGTCATCGGCCCAGGTTTCCGCCCGCGCGGCAAGGCCTGGGATTTCACCGGCGACGCCGCTGGCGTCCATGACGGCCGCGATGGCGTCCGTCAGTCCGGCGGTGTTGAGCGGATCGTTCACCAGGGCGGTGGCGGTCGCGTTCCAGCCCAGGATGGCGCCCGGGGCCGGAGCCGGCAGCGTCAGGTCGGCGTCCTCGCCGGCACCCGGCGCGAGACGCACGGTCCGACGGAGCCCGTCGTCGAGTTGCTGGTCCACGGCGGTCAGGGTGTCCAGGGCGTCGTTCAGCGCGGCCGCGCGCAGCGGCCCGCCGGCCTGAAAGTCGGTGACCCGCTGGATGTCCAGGTGACGCACCAGGGTGACCCGCGCACCGCTGGCCGGGGCGCTGGCGAAGGTCACGGTGCCGCCGTCGGACTCTCCGGCGCCGGTCACGGAGAAGCCGGAGGTCACCCGGGTGTCGTCCAAGTAGACGCGCAGGTCACCCTCGGAGAAGACTGGGAACGGGTAAGGAAACGCGGTCTGTGTCCCGTCCCCCACGTATTGAATGCGGGGGCGGATATCCCCGATCTGGATGTGCGCGGTCATGCGGGAAGGCTCCGGTAGGGTGGTGGAGATCAGGACAGGCCGCGACCCAGCGCGTCCAGGCCGGCGTCGACCAGTCCCAGCGCGGCCCGCTGGTTGCTGAGCGTGAGGTCGAGCAGGTCGCGCTGCTCCGCCGCCGTCTGTTGGATCCCCATGGTCCGCAGGCGGCTGTTCAGCGCGACCTGCCGCTTCCAGATGTCCAGGTTGGACCGGTAGGTGCGATCGGCCGTCTCGTCGGCGGTGGCGTCCCAGTCCGCCGAGATCCGCGCCCGCGCGGCGTCGCGCCGGGCCGCGGTCTCGGCGCCCAGATCGGCATGGTCGCGGCGCGTTTGTTCCGCCTCGCGCGCCCCCAGTCCGGCGAGCACGGCCCGCGCCGAGCCGAATCCTGTGTCCAGGCCGGCGTCGGCGAACCGTGCGCGCTGGCTGGCACCGGCGTGACGCAACGCGTCGGCGCGTTCCAGTTCGGTGCGGGCGAAGGTCCGGTTCAGGGCTTGGATGGCGGCGTCGGTGTCCCGGGCGATGGCCCCGGCTTGCCGGTCGTGCGCCGCCCAGGCGGCGCGGTTGGCGCTTTCCGCGCTGGCGGCCGTATGCCGGGCGGTGGCCTGGGACTCCGCGTGGGCGGCTTCCGCGCTGGCCTGATTGACCGCGGCGCGCTGGCGCTGCTCGGCCTCATAGACCTCGTATTGCTGATACTGCTGCCAGGCGGTGCTGGCCGCCTGCAGCGCGAACGGGATGAAGATGGTGGCGAATTGAGCCATTAGTCTGTGACCTTCACTTCGCTGGTGACGCTGAGAACGGTGCAGGGCAGCGGCGCGTCCTGGACGACCCGCCACAGCGGCACCATGGGATCGCGCTGCCAGCCCAGCGCGCGGATCGACAGATCGCCCGTGACCGGCGTCGGCGGTTGATCGAGCACGGCATGCGATCCCAGCGCCTGGAACGGCTGGGCGCGCGGGCCGTCGCCGGTGTCCACCCACAGGGCGGCGGTGTCGCGCAGTCGGAAAGTGGCGCGGATCAGCCGGATCAGCGTGCCCGGGCCGCCGCCGCGTCCGCCGTCGATGGCCGGCGGCAACGGCGCGATCTCGTGCGTGAAGGGCAGGCCGATGATGACCGCACTGGCTGGACCGTCCAGGGTGACGGAGCCGCCGGAGACGGTCTTGGTGCCGGCGTCGGCGCCGTCGGCCAGAATGCGCACCGTGCGCCCGTTCAGGTGATCCAGCCCGCTCCAGCTTTGGCGCGGGGTGGTGTCGGATCCCGGCAACGCGGCGTCCAGCGGCACATCGGCGTCGAACCGCTCCAGGCCGACCCCGTTTTCGCGGTCCACGGCCACGTAGACCGCGCCGCCGACCTCGGCGACGGCATGGATCGCGCCGTCCGTCTCCTGGAGCATCCAGGCGGTGATGCGCTCGGCCCGGTAGTTGGTCATGGTCGCCAGGGTCCCGTCGGCCATGACCACATGCAGCAACCGGCGCACCGGATCGTAATCCATGTCCACGGGGTCCCGGATCAGGTGCCGCGCCAACAGGGCCAGATCGGCGGCCTGATAGGCCTGCTCCAGATCGGTGAACAGGTACTCCCGCAGGTCCCGGCCGGTGGCGCCGACGAACAACGTCGCTCCGTCCACCCGGCGCGGCGGCACGCTGTGCGGCCCCAGGGTACCGATGCGGGTCTGGCGCGCCGTGGTCACGCTCTTCGGCGTCAGGGGGGCGCCCGCGACCACCCATTCCGCGCCCGACGTGAAGACCTGCAGATCGCTGGCCGAGAAGACGGCGCGGATGGCGTTGAGCTGATCCGACAGCAGCTCGAACGAGATGGCCTCGTCGTCCAGGCCCTCGCCGGTGTCGAAATTGAACAGGTCGCCCACCTGGGACATCCAGATGTGGTGCGGCACATCCCGCGATCCGCCGATCACCAAGCGGTTCTTGTGGAAGGTCACGCTGCGGGCGTAGCCATGGGCCGACGACAGCGCCTGTTCCACCCACTCGCGGGTGGCGTTGGCGTTCTCGATCTCCTCGTGGATGGTGGCGGCGACCTCGGTACCCGACGTGTATCCGGTGATCGACACCGGCTTGCCGCGCAGCAACAGGCGCGTGCCCACATGATCCGCCGTGAACACCGCCGACGAGGCGATCAGCGTCACCGACCCCACCGTGCTCGACGGCGTCAGGCTGATGAGCGGATTGGCGAAGCGGTAATACGGCTCGTAAACGCGGTCACCCTCGGTGGGATAGTCCCAGGTGCGGAGGGTCCAGCTTGTGTGCGAGGCCCGCGTGATGCGGCGCGGCTCGACCTCCGGATGGACCACCAGAAGCGTGTCCGCCATCTGTGTCCAGGTCAGTTCCGGCAGGTGCGCGGCGGTCCACGGCGCCACGGTGTGGAAGGCGTAGGTGCCGTCCAGGTACACATCCAGGCGGCCGTCCGTCAGCACCAGAAGGTAGCTCTGCTCGGTGTTGAACTCGAACGAGATCAACCGCGCCCGCCCGGGCAGACTGGCGATGTGGCGCAGGCCGTCGCGGCGCGACACACCTCCGGTCGGCCGCAGGAAGACGTTGCGCAGCTTCGCGGCGCCGTTCACGTAGGCGCGCAGGTCCGAGCGACCGTACAGGTCGGACGACAGTTCGCCGGCCGTGAAGTTGGTCTGGGTCGTGTTGACGCGGGTCATCCGCGTGCCTCCACCAGGGGGAAGTGGGACAGGGCGGGCGGTGTGTCCTGCTGGCTGTCGAGCAGGCGGGCCTGCCGCAGGGCGGCCTCGGCCAGCGTGTGCAGCAACTCGCCGCGACTGGTGCTCTCGGTCAGCGGCAGGCAGAATTCGGCCGCCAGTCGCGCCGACAGCGCCTCGACGAAAAAGGGCGGAAAGGCGCTTTCGTCGGGGCGGAAGATGTAGGTCAGAAAGACCGCCCCGGCGTCGGTCCACAGCCGGTCCTCGGCCTGGCGGTAGACCAGGCCGGCGCCCCGGCCGGCCCCGCCCGCCGACAGCGTGCGCAGATGGTCGGCCGGAAGCTGGTAGGCGTACGTGAAGTCCGCCACCGGTGCGGCGGACAGGCGGGCAAGGCTCACTTGGGCGGTGGCGAACGACCACGGATGGACCGACAACAGGGCGTCGCGCGCCGGCGCGTACAGCGCCTGGGCGACCTCGGCCTCGGCGGTGCCCTCGTCCAGGCTGGTGATGGGCCGCGCGCCCAGCTTGAGGAGCGCGCGCGAGCAGATGGCAACGGCGGACAGCGGCATGGGGGGCCCTCCGGGGGCTATGATGAGTCTTTGTTTTTCTCGCCGTAGCGCTCCTGCGGGGCGCGCGGCTCCGCGGCTTCGCCGCGCCGGCGTGGTCACGCCGGCCGCCCGACGAAAAGGGTCACCCTTTTCGTCGGACGGTACAAAAAACCCCCGCCCGGAAGGGGCGGGGGTCGGTCAGGTCTGGGCGTCGGGACGGACGGGCGGGTCAGGCCGCCGAGGGTAGGAAGAACCGGTCCAGGTCGTTCCGGCGGATGATGATCGGCGTTCCGTCGCGGGGGGCGGCGCAACGCCTTGCCGTGGTTTCGGCGCTCTCGGCTCGCCCGAGCGCAAGGCGTTCGTTGGAGACCAGACGCAGCACGGCATCGGCGTTCGGATCGATGGGTGTCTCGCCACGCTCCCACCGTCCCACCGTCAATGCTTCCTTCCGCAGCAGGTCGCCGAGCTCGGCCTGGGTCAGGCCCATTTCCGTGCGAATGGCTTTGACCTCGGCCCCGATCAGCGGCCCGTCGCGTCCGATCAGCGCGCGCACGATCAGGCGGTGAAGGGCCTGGACACGGGGCACGACAAGCACCGTATCGCCGTCCTCGTCCACCGTCTCTTCCACACCCTCGACCCAGACGTCGTCCAGGCCGCATTCGGTGAAGTGGTAGAGATCATCCTGTGTCGTCGATCCAGCCATGACGAGTCTCCGCGCGAACCGTTCCCACTACCCGCTTTCATCCACGAACATCACGGTGACGATCTTGACCCGTGTTCGCTCCGGATCAACCGCGACCACCACCCTGATCGTCCGGCCACCGTGATCCTGGATTCTGGCCTCCATCGCATAGACGAACGACCCTGGACGGTTGCCCGCGACCGGATCCGCATGGACGAACCCGTTGCGGAGGACCGCGAGGACATCGAACGTCGAGATGTCCCGCAGGTCCATCCGCTCCAGGGCATGGCGGGTGAACGGAAGATCAAGGCCTGTGCCACCCGCCAACGCCCGGATACGGGCCGTGGCTTGTGCCCGGGTCCATGGGCGCGCCGACGGCCCACCCCTGCCAGACACGGTCGTTTCATCGCCGGACACAACGGGGCTCCCGGACCGGAAAGCTCAACGCAAAAGTATCATGATGATACATCGCCGTCGAGGAAATGCGAGGCCGCGATGCGTTCGGTCCTACACCGCCGCCACCGTCACCGCCCCGCCCGTGTTCGCGGAGACGCGGTAGAACGCCGCCGCCGGGGTGCCGTCGGTGTCGGTGTTGCAGACGATGATGTCGCCGAGGCGCACATAGGGCGAAGCCGGGTCGAAATAGTTGGCGCCGGTCACGGCGTCGTCGGCGGTGGTGTAGTGCCAAAGCGTGAAGCCGTTGCTGTAGCACAGCACGGACAGATCCTGAGGCGCGAAGGCCATGGTCGGGGACTCCTTCTGGAAATGCAGGTGGACACCGTGGGTCGTAGGGTGCACTCGACCGCCGCGAAGCGGCGGGCAGTGCACCGCGCGGCGATCACCGACGAGGCGGATTGCCCAGCTTCGCGGGGCGGATCCGCCCTACGGACCCTTGGACCTCGCGTTACGAGCTTTCCAGGCAGCGCAGGGAAACGACGCCCTCGGCGTCGATCAGCCGGGCGCCCTGACTCATCATGTTGTTGACGAAGTGCGCGGCGCGGTCGCCGTGCCACGTGATGTCGCTCTGCACGTCGGCGCCGATGGCGTGGCCGATGGCCGTCTTGTGGTACCAGTAGCAGTGCCGAACCGTGCCATTCAGCGTCAGTCCCGAGTGCGGGAACCACAGCGTGCCCAGCCACTTCTTGGCCTGGGTGCCGCGCCACGGCAGGTCCTCGGCGCCCACATAGTCGGCGTTGGAGAACTCGTCGATCTGCATCAGCTCCGACCACTGCTGCCAGCCGACCACGGCGTAGCGCTCGCCGTCGTCCGGCACGTCGGCGGCGCCGAGCCTGCCGAACGCCTCCATGATCTTGGTCAGGGTCAGGGCCGTGGTGCCGTCGAGCGCATGGTTGGTCGAGGTGTCCAACTGGGTGATGATCAACTCATCGGTCTTGCGGCCGAGCGCATAGGCCCCGGCGTTCACCAGAACCTGACGCTCGTCGATGTTGGTCTTCAGTTCATCGAGCCGGTCCACCCAGTCACCGGCGTAGTAGTCCTCCAGGTCGCACTCGACCGGGGTGTGGTCCAGATTCATGACCGGAACCATGCCGTGGCGCGCCTTGGTGGACGCGGTGCCCTTGCCGACCTTCTGGAAGACGGTGGAGGCGCCCTTGATGTTGTCCTTGACGCGCACGGTGTTGCGCAGCTTGGAGCCCATCTGCTGGTAGGCCAGATGGACGTCGGCCTGGAAATGCTTGATGAACGACTGGTCGATGGTGATCGACATCGGCGGGATTCCTTGTCCTCGGGAGGGATCGAACACCGTAGGGCGGATTCGACCCGCGAAGCGGGGCAATCCGCCGCGAAGACCGATGCATACGGCGGGTTGCGCCTGCGGCGCGAACCCGCCCTACGGCCCTACGGCGGAACAACGGGCGGGCTCAGACTCCGCCCGGATAGAGCCGGCGGAAGCCCTCGGCGACGCGGCGCACCACGGCCGGGTCGCGCTGCTTCCAGTAGCGGGGGTCGCGCATCAGGGCCTTCAGGTCCTCCTCGCCGGGCGCGCCCCCGGCGGGCATGCCAGCGCCACCACCGGCCGCCAGCGTGGGCTCGCCCTCGGCCATCATGCGGAACAGCGCCATGACGCCCTCGCGGGTGGAGGCCAGCGCTCGGTAGACATCCTCCGGCAGATGCGCCTTGCCCCAGGCCGACACCTGGCGGCTGACCTCGGCCCAGCGCTCCTCGCCGCCGAAGTGCTCGACCAGCGCGGCAAGGTCGGTTTCGGCGCGGTGAGTCTCGCCCATGGCCTCGATCACCGGCATGACGCGCTCGACCGCGAGGTCATAGACAAGCTGGACCTGTTCGGGCGTGAACCCGGCCTCGTGGAGCCTCTGGTTGACCTCGGGATCGACCGCCAGCCCGGGATGGCCGACGGAGACGCGGTAGCCGTCCGGGGTGTCCGGAATGCCCAGGGCGCGGCGGAAGCGGACGCAAGTGTCGATGTCGGCGTCCGGGCCGGGCACGGTGACCATGCCCGGCAGGCGCCGCGCGAGATCCTCGAAGGCCGCGATCAATGCCGGCACGTTCACCTGTCCGGTGCCCGGATCGATGAACCGCATGATCACATCGGACACCGCCGGTGCGTCGGCAATGGACGTTGCGGCGATGGGGGTTCCGGGCATGGGAAAGCGCGCCGCGCCGGCCACGCCGGGCGGAAAGGGATGATCCATGATGGGTCTCCTGTGGTGGGGACAGGGTCGGGAACGGAACGCGGTGGTCAACCCGGCGTCCGTCCCTCCGCGATCAGACGCTCAAGGTGGGCGACCAGGGCGCGCTGACCCTCCAGGTGGCGCAGCGCGGCGTCGGAGGCCTCCGGCCCCAGGTGCCGCCCGACGGTCTGGGCGCGCAGGTGGGCCAGCAGGCGCCGGCCGTCGTCGTGCGTGAACAGGCGGGCGCAGGCGCGGGCCAGGGCGGCCCGGTCCTCGCCTGCCTCCGGGATCGGATCGGGTGATCCGGACTCGGTCCAGGGCCAGGACCAGGACCTAGCCTCGGACTCAGGGGCCGGCATGGGGCGGTCCTCCCGGTGTCGGGCCGCCGGCGAGCGCGGCGCCCAGGTCGCGGGCCAGCGCCGTCCAGTCGGGTGGCGGTCCCGACGGCGCCGGGCCGGACGGCGGCGGCGCCACCGGCCGCAACGCCGCCTCCGGCACCCCCAGCGTCTGGGCCAGCCAGCGCGCCGCGCCCTCCACGTCGATGACCCGCGCCCCGGCCTCGCCCAGGCCGAGCACGGCGTTGATCCACGACAGCGTGGTCTGGGCGTCGGTCAGGCGTTGCTGCTGAGCCAGCGGCGAGGCATGCGTGAGGTCCACCAACCGCCCGTCCAGCCGGATCGGCGGGATCTCGCCGCGCCGACGCAGGATCGCCAGCCCGCGCCGCACCAGGGGCGTCAGCAGTTCCGACTGCAACCGTCCATACGTGGCCCCCAGAACCCGCGACATCTCGGCGGCGCGGTGAACCACCTCCGTGGCCGTCATGCCCGGGCTGTCGGGCTGGCCCAGCCGGTCGGCGAGCAGGGCATGGCGGATGCGCCGGCGCAGGTCGTCCAGCACCAGTTGCGAGACATCGAAGTCCCCGGCCGCCCGCAGCGGCGTCAGCCCGGACGAGCCGACCGCCTTGGGGATGATGGTTCCCGGCACCAGCCGCACCGTGGCCGGGTTCAGCACGCCGTCGTCATCGGCCTGCCAGATGCCGGTGACCGCGATGGAGGCGTTCTTGAGCACCAGTTCGACCACCTTGTTGGCGGTCTTGATGTCCGGCAACGCCTTCATCACCGGGGAGCGGCCGTAGACCTCCCCCGGCGCCTTCAGCCAGCGGAAGCACAGGTACGGCGAGACGCCGAAGCGACCGCGCGCCAGAACCTCCGGCGTGGCCGCCGCCGGGCCGTCGAGCAGGGCCGTGCCGTCGCCCGCGCCGGCCAGCAGCGCGGTGTAGGCGTAGCCATGCCCGTCCGGGACGACACACTCCAGCACCGCCACCTCCAGATCGGGCTCGCGCAGGGCGCGCTGCTCCAGGTCCGGGGGCAACACGGCGTCCGGATAGCGCGCCCGCAGCGCCGGCAGCGACAGCCGCACGCGCCGGAATACGGTGTCCAGGCGGCCGCCCGGCCCCTCGTCCAGCGCCACCTCGGCCATCGGCACGGCGGCGAAGCGGAAGGCACTGGCCTCGCCGGGGGGCGCCTCCTCGAAAGCCAGACAGGCGGTGCCCAGGGTGACCAGATCGAGATACGCCTGATGCACCTCCACGGCAAAGTTCGACGCCGCGAACTGGGCGCGGAGCACCTCGGCGGCGTGCTCCAGGGTCGGCGCCATGCGGGCGCGTTCATCCTCGGACAGGTCGGCCCCGGCGCTCAGCTCGAACCAACGCGACCACGGCGGGGTCAACTGGGCCACCATGCTGGCGGCGAGCTGATCGACGGCGTCGGGCGCGGTGCCGTCAAACAGGTGTTCGCCGCGCGCCGCGCCCGGCGTGGCGTCGCCGAGCGCGGACTCGCGGTGCGGCAGGACGTGGTCGGAACAGTCGCGCCACGTGCCCTCCCAATGCCGGCGGCGGTTCAGCGCCGCGCGGTAGCGCCGCAGCAGGACGGTGACGGCGTCGTCATCGCCCTGCCCCGGCGGGGCATGCCGATCCAT